GTCCGGTTCTATGACTCTTGTGGTGAGAGGTGATAGAACACTTATGTAAGTATCATTGTCGCACCCAGCCGATAAGACTGGCTCTGTTAGTGAAAAATGACAGTATACTTTCATAAGCACCCTAGATAAACATCGCAAATATTATAGCCCTTGCGGCACTGTTCTTTATCTTATCTATATATTAATACTTTCTTATTACTTTATAGCGCAACTAGGGTGCCCTTTTTTGCGCTTGACAATAAATCCCAAACCGTATATAATACATCATTGAAACAAAACGCCCCGGTGGTGGAATTGGTAGACACGCATCGTTGAGGTCGATGTATCTGTGGGTTCGAGTCCCATCTGGGGTACCAAGGAGTTAATATGACAGTGATAGCAAAAGTTCAAGGTAGAATCGTTGAAGTCATCCGCGTCACTGAGACAGTTGGCTTTAGTGAAGAAAAGGGTTGGGTCATGGTCTGCACTGACTTTGAACAACCAGACCGTAAGAAGCAACAATTCAAGTGGATGCCTATATCAACTAAGTTTGAGTGGGTTAGAGAATTTAATTTTGGAGTATAACATGTGGATTCAAAATGTAGCATTGAGTGATATCAAAAAGGGTTTTCACATCAACCCGGGTGACAATGCCATGTTGATTCAGATTGTTGATCCATGTATGGAGTTCCCTTAACCCTTGTATAAGTTCAAGCATGTGGCACAATTTGAATTCTTGGATCTTGAAAAAGATGACATGCCAAGTGCAGAGGAATTTAAAATTACTGACGACCAAGCAAAGAGTTTGTGTTTGTTGTTGAAACAAGCATACGCCAATCACATGAATGTCATTGTACATTGTGTCGCCGGTGTATGTCGTAGTGGCGCAGTTTGTGAGATTGGTGTAATGATGGGCTTTGATGACACCGAAGCGTTTCGTAGCCCTAACTTATTAGTCAAACATAAAATGATGAAATACTTAGGATGGAGTTATGATGAAAACGAACCTCACACGATTAATGGAATACAACTTGAATCAGGACTTATCGTCCCTAAAAGACATTCGGAACAACTTGGTGACACTTAATATGATGAAGCGCAATCGTTGGCAATTGGTTAGTGATGACCATGTGTGGTTCTATCCCCCTGACATTTCACTGAGTACAGTGGAGTTGATTAGTAACTATCATGTGGATTCATACGAAACTTGTGTATTCTATGCCAATGGTGATAGTGAAGTATTGAAACGATATCCTACAAAGGAAGATGCGATTGTAGGTCACATTGAATATGAACGACAATTTAATTTGAAAAGGATTAGTAAAAGTGAATTCAACATATAAAGTAACAGGCAAGAGTATAGAATATGAAGTTTTGTCATTAGATGACGCTATGTTCTTGGCAAAGAAGATGAATGAGTTTGTAACTATAACAGGTCAAGACTTTGAAATCGTAGGTATGTTTGGTGTTGATTCAATCAAAGATGGCAAGTGCCCAGACGGCGTTGCTTATGATTGGAACAAGGCATCACGAATAGGTCGTGTAAAGAAAGAGAGAATATGAACAAGTGTTATCAATTAGTAGGTGTACCTGGTTCAGGTAAAAGCACTTGGATTAAGAATCAAGTGTGGGCTAAAGACTTGCCAGTTGTTAGCACCGACTACTTTGTGGAAGAGGAAGCTAAACGACAAGGTAAGACTTACTCAGAAGTGTTCGAAGAATACATGCCAATTGCGGTCAAGTTGATGACTAACCAAGCACTGATTTGTCAAGCAAACAAGTTGGATTTTATTTGGGACCAAACAAGTACTACAGTTAAGACCCGTGCTAGGAAGTTCAACACATTATTGAGTTCTCAGTATGAACATATTGCAGTAGTTTTTAAAGTGCCCGAACCTGCTGAGTTAACTCGCCGATTGGCAACTCGCCCGGGCAAAGTGATTCCACCTGATGTGATGGAAAGTATGATTAAGAACTTTGAATTGCCCTCTATGGAAGAAGGCTTCAAAGAAATCTGGGTAATAGGAGATTAATATGCCAGCAACATTTATTGTTAGTGATACGCACTTTGGGCATGAGAATACATGCACGAAGTTTAAGCGTGAAGATGGGAGTCCACTGAGGCCCTTTGCTAGTGCAGAGGAGATGGATGAAGAAATGGTGAAGCGTTGGAACGAAAGAGTCCGTCCTAACGACAAAGTATATCATCTGGGTGATGTAGTGATTGGTCGTAGACACCTGCAAACACTGAGTCGCCTGAATGGTGACAAGGTTCTGATTAAAGGTAACCATGACATTTTCAAACTGGAAGATTACACAGCACACTTCCGTGATATCAGAGCATACCATGTACTGAACGGTATGATTTTCTCACATGTGCCTGTTCACGTTTCTAGTCTGGAAAGATTTGGTTGCAACGTTCATGGACATCTGCACGCCAATCGTGTGATGCGTGACAATGGTTATCGTGGTCAAGAGATTGATCCAAACTACTTTAACGCTAGTGTTGAATGTATTGACTTTGCTCCGATCCTGTTTGAGGATCTGCAAAAAAGAATTATTGAGCAAGGTGGTCAAGTAGGATTTAAGAACGGCAACTTTGCAAAGAACGGCGAGTTCCAAGCAATGTGACATTTTAGGGGACTTCGGTCCCCTTTTTTTGTGGCTATAGTTCCTATATAGTTGCAGATACTAGTCTTGGTTAGATATAATAAATATCTAATGAGTAAATTTTTTATAGCATTAGTCTTGCTACCTATTTTTGCTTTTGCTAAACCTAGCAACGTAGTTTATGATGTGACAAATCATACAGTAATTCAAGGTAGTTTAGACAAACAAGAAGTCAGTATTGCTAGTATTAGTAAGTTAATGACAGTTTATACGGTTCTCAAAGCAGACCAAGACTTGGATGAAAAACTAACTGTACGTAGTCAACGTACCCCTAACACCAAGTTGCAAAAAGGCATGAGACTTACTCGTAGAGAGTTAATAGACTTAGCATTAGTGTCTAGTGACAACATTGCCGCAATTACTTTAGGCGAGAACTATCCCGGTGGCATGAGTTATTTTGTATATCAGATGAATAAGCATTCAGACGAGTTACATATGTTCCATACTGGATTTGTTGAACCCACTGGACTAAGTCCAATGAACTATTCAAGTATCAGTGATATAGTTAAGTTAACAGTTGCAGTCAGTGAATTCAAACAAGTACAAGATGCCGCAAAAACACAGAAAGAAGTAAACGCATTAGCCGAAGGTGTAAAGACTACTAAGAAAACAAAAACGAAAAAGAAGTCTACTAAAGAAGGAGAACAAAAAATTACAGCACATCCAACTAGTAACTACTTTGGTCGTGAAGGAATAGTCACCATCAAAACCGGCTTTACTAGAGCCGCAGGGTTTTGTATCACAATGCTAGTCAAGTCAAATGATAAGTTATATAATATAACTATATTGGGCGCAAAGTCTAAACAAGAAAGACAACGGTTAGTAGACCTATCATTGAAGCAAATACACAACGCATAGTTGACAAATAATCCATTTTACTGTATACTGTAGTTACAGTAGATAGAAGGAGTGGAAAATGGAAGTCAAACTGAATGGTGTTTTCAAAGTCACTGTCACTGAGTATGAGAGGGGTTGGGGACAACGGGTCGATCCTAATGATACTAAATATTTCACTACCCTAGAGGAAGCAGAGAAATACGCAAAGCACTGGGAAGAAGGCGGAAGTCCTGATTACTTCTGGCGTGCTAGAATAGAAAAAGTATAACAAAGTACTACAACCCAAACTTGACTAATAATCAGTTTGGGTTTATAATTGAGGCATGAACACAGTATTAGAGCACCTCAAAAGTCGTCACCTTGATGTAAACTTACATCGTCCAATGGTCGATGAGGTTGAGCGTGTTGCTACTTTTTACTTATATAATCTCAGTGGTCAACTCTGTGGTTATCAACAGTATCGTCCTGAGGGTGACAAAAAGCCCAACAACAATCCCAAGCTAGGCAAGTATTACACTTATCGCAAGCAACCTACACTAGCGGTCTGGGGCGTGGAAAGCCTGTTTTTAAGCCCCAATGTTGTGTTTGTGTGTGAGGGTCTATTCGATGCCGCCCGACTCACTGAGCGTGGATTTAGTGCGTTAGCGGTACTGTCTAACAACCCTAGTCCCGACTTACGAAACTGGCTTACTTGTCTTAATAGAAAAGTAGTAGCCGTTTGTGACAACGATGCCGCAGGCCGTAAGTTAGCAAAGTTCGGAGATGTAGTACTTTTCACTGAAGAAAAGGACCTCGGGGATTCTAGTGACGAATATGTAACTAAAGTATTACAAACCTACGGTTGACAATAAATGGTTTTGGGTATATAATACACTTATGAACTCGAAAAACACACGCAAACGCCGTACAGACCGCAATCAAGTCATTTACTTTATCCAAGATAATGTAACACTTGAGTACTACATCGGTCTTACTGCGTTGTCTTTCAAGGGTAATGTTTTTCGCACCCTTCGCCGTCGTATGCAAAAACACATGCAACGTGCCCTCGCTGAGAACAAAAACTGGGGTTTGTCTCGTGCTTTGCGTGAGCGAGGTGCCGAGCGTTTTGTATTCGGTGTTGTTGAAGTAGTTCGTGGTAAGCGTCCCGCACACGCACGTGAGACAGAATTGATTAACACATTGCAACCAGCATTGAACACATTCGGAGTAAAGTAATGAACGAACGAATTAAAGAATTGGCTGTACAGGCTGACTTGCTAATTAAAAAAACTAATGGTGATGAATTCCGATATGGTAATTTTGATCCAAAGTTTCAAAAGTTCGCCGAGTTGATTATTGAGGACATGCACAAAAAGGTAAT